GAAGCCGGTGCCGGTGGGGTCGTAGCCGGACTGTCCTCCGTAGACGGCGGACAGCTGGTCGGGGTCGCCGCTGTACCAGGCGGACCAGGCGGCCATGCGGTTCTGGGCGGCGCCCAGCTCGCGCGGCGGCCAGGGGGTCTTCCCGCCGAGGGGGAGCGGCATCAGACCGTCACCTCGCTGTCGAGTCGCGCGCACGCGTTCGCCGGCAGCGGCTCGTCCTCGGCCAGTGGGACCACCCACGATGCGCTGCCGTCGACCTCGACGAGCTCGCCGCCGGGCCAGGTTGCCGGTGTCGGGTCCTGGCCTTCCGGAACGGCCATGCGGTCGAGCGCGTAGTCGATGAGCAGCGCGCCACACCACGCGCAGCGCTGACGCAGCTGGGCGTTGACGCGCATCTGCTGCCCCGCAATGTGGACGATGGAGCCGAGCACGGCGGCCTGCACCGGCGGTCGACCCTCGGTCAGGTCGCTCATGCTGCTGTCGCCTCCATGATGTGCGGCCGCCAGGCGGCTTCGGTGGTGCGGAGCACGTACCGCCCGCCGTCGAGTGAGTGGTCGTCGTTCTTGACGGGCTGGTCGATGCCCTTGGCCGCGGCCTTGTCGTCCCAGCTGTAGCCGCCAGCCTCTTCGATCCAGCCGGCGCACGACTCGTGCACGCCGAGCTGGCCGCCGGCCAGGAGCGACGAGACGAGCCGGATGCCGTCGAGGACGGAGTTGTCGGCCAGCGTGGGCGTCAGGCCGTCGCGGTACAGCTGCGTGACGAACGAGGCGGCCGAGGGGTCGACGACCGTCCACTCGGGTCGGACGCCGACGACGCTCGGCGAGCCGGGGTGCGGGATGCGGGCGAGCCACTCGCGCATGCGCTGCGAGTACTCAAGGTCGGTGAGCTGCCGGCGTGCGGTGCGGGACTCGTAGCGGTACTCGTTGGTGAAGTACAGCTTGCGGTCCGCGCCGACGCCGAGCAGCAGCGCGGCGAACGGGTTGACCGTGCCGTAGTCGACGCCGAGCCCGATCCAGCGGTCGATGCGCGGCAGCTGGCCACGGACGACGTGCCGGTCGGGGTCCCACATGTCGTAGATGGCGCCCTGTGCGAGCACCCACTCGCCGAGCACGAAGCGCCGGTAGAACAGGCCGACGTACTCGCGCTTGAGGGCCTCGACGTAGGCGTGCGACAGGGTCGGGTTGTCGGCGAGCTGGAACGTGAACCGGTGCAGGTCGAGCGCGTCGGACGCGTTGGACTCGACGATGCGGCCCTCGCGGGTGAGGTGCAGCTTGGCCCGGTCGAGGTAGTTCTTCTTGAACCAGTGGTTGGGGCCTTCGGGGTTCGTGGTGCCGAACCACTGGGCGTCGTCGACCGAGAGGCGCGTGCCGAGCATCGAGAAGAACGACTCGGGGTAGGTGGTGACCTCGTCGCAGTAGGCGCCGGCGAGCGTGATGCCCTTGATCTTGTCGGCGGCGCGTTCGTCGTTGGCGCCGGCGACGTAGATGGTGCGGCCGAACAGGTCGAGCTCGCCGGCCCCGACGCGGTAGCGGCAGCGGCGCTGTCCGACCATCTCCTGAATCGGGTCGATGATGTTCCGCTTGAGGCTGCGCTCGGTCTTGCCGGTCATGAGCAGGTTGCCGCTCGGTCCCGTTCGGACGTAGCGCAGCCAGTGCAGGATGCTGCACACGGTCTTCGAGGAGCGGACCGCGCCTTCCCAGATGTTGCCGCGGGCGGTGGCCAGGCGTACGGACTCGCGCTGCTTGCCGACGAGCGGAACGACGGCCATCGTGCCCCCGTTCAGTCTCCGATCATGTCGCGGAGCCATGCGTCGACGGCGGCCAGGCCCTGAGTGTCAGCGTCGTGCTGCTCGATGCGGAGGACCTTCTCGACGGCCACACTCACGGTTTGCATGATCTTCAGCTGCGCCGCGAAGTCGGGCTGCTCGTGCCACATCTCGTTGTAGCCGTTGTCGCGGCCGCCGAAGCTGTAGACCCGGCAGCGTTCCCAGAGCTGGGCCCGGATCTTCGTCGCGTCGTCGAGGAGGTCGTTGGCGAGCTGCGCCCGCTTCGCCTTGCCGTCGAGGATGACCGCCTCGGTGGCCGCGCGGGTCTGTGCCCGATCGAACTTGAGACCGAGCCGGCGGGCGTGGCGCGAGATCGTCGAGCGGTTGACGCCGAGTTCGGCGGCGATGGCCGCGCAGCTCAAGCCGCGGGCGTGAAGCTCGCGAAGCCGATCGGGATCGATGTCGGCGGGAGGAGGCATCCGGTCACCTCCGCTACGCGCGCGTGGCGGCCCCTCGCACCGTTGCGCGGGCTTTGTTGCACCGGAGACGACAAAACCCCAGCCCGTCACTAGCAGGCTGGGGCTTCGTGCTCGTCGGCGGCACACCTATGCCGCTGCACGCGATCGTGACACAGCGTCGCCTGATCTACAAGCATGCTGGTCAGCGGCGTGTTTCAGGCCCACCATTCGTCGCGGTAGTCCGGGTGGTCAGCGTAGGACCGGGTGAGGCATTTCCACACCTGGACGACGTAGGTGTATCCGCTGTAGATGAAGTGGGGGTCGCCTTGGTCGTGCCAGTCGAGGAGCGCCCGCTTGGCGGCGATCTCGCGCAGCTCGCGCTCCGGGTCGAACACCACGGTCACCTGGTCCGGATGCGTCACCTCGCCTGCCGTGACCCATTCCCCCTCGTCCGAGCTGGTCGAGGCGACGGGGGACGTGTAGCTCATGCTGCCGTCAGGGTTTCGGTAGGTTCCCCATCCGAGCTTCGCCGGACCCAACGACAGGACTCGCTGCTCGTCCTCGTTGAGCCGTGCGCGGATGAACTGCACGATCGGGTCGTTCGGATCGAAGGGCATGTCGTGCATCCAATCAGCCGAGAGCGGCCCCGCCGTGGTGGCGGGGCCGCTGGTTGGTCAGTCCTCGTCGCGGGTCTGGCGCTCGCTGTCGATGCGGACGGACGGGTCCTGCTCGGCGGCCGGCTTGAGGGCGTTGCAGTTGGCGTGGTGGCGGACGCCGGGTTGGACGCCGCAGTCGCATTCGGGCTGGTTCCAGGTCATCGGGGCTCCTCTGTCGTCCTTGTGGTGTGCCACCACTGTAGGCCACATTCGTTGGCATTGCAACCCCTGTAGGCCACATGGTGTGGCATACTTGAGTGATGACCCCTGACCAGCACCGTGCAGAGCTGCGCCGCATCGCGGCCGAGCGTGACCGTCTGACCGAGGCCGAGCCCCGGGCGGTTGTCGCCGCGCTCCGGGCCGGCGTCAAGCAGACGGACATCGCCCGGGACATCGGCCGGACCCGTGAGCACGTGCGGCGGATCGCCCGCGCCCACGGGATCGAGGGGTAGCGGTCAGCCGGCGCGCTGCTCGACGCGCTGGGGGTCGAGGATGTCGCGCACGTCGCCGACGCGGTAGCGAGGCCAGCGGTCGCCGTCGCGCGGCGCGTACTGCGCGATCTTGCCGCGTGAGTACCACTGACGGAGCCGCTCGACCTTAAGGTCGATGTCGCCGTAGGCGGCCAGGGCCCGCGCGATCTCGGCCGCGGTGCCGAGCTGGTCGTCGACGGCGTCGAGCAGGGTGGCCCGCCGGTGCTCGACGTGGTGCCGCGTCCCGCAGGTCCGGCAGTCGACGGTGGGCCGGCCGTCGATGGCGTACAGGTCGGCGTCGCAGTAGACCGGCTGCGACGGGAAGCCAGGGTGCGCGTCGCCCCCGCCATCGAGCGTGTCCAGCAACTCCGAGCACACGCCGAGGTACTGCCGGTCCGGCCGCCGGTCCACGACCCGCCGCACCTGGGCGACCAGGTCCCGGATCTCCTGCCACAGCTCGCCGACGGCCTCATGCCGGCGCACCTCGCGCTCGTGGATGCCGAGCCAGGCGGCGAGGCAGTTGGTCTTGTCGGCGACGGCGAGCGGCGCGCCGGGCTGGACCTCGTCCTCGTACACGACCCGCACCCAGCCGCCGAGGCAGTTGTGCAGCTGCCGCGCGAGGTCGCCGGCCCGCTCGTCGAAGCCCACGCCCCTGCTGGCCGAGCGGACGACGATCCCGATCGGACTCCCGCCGGTGCGGCCGAGGCCGGCGAGGGTGATGTCGAGGTCGTCGGCGAGCGAGGCGAACACCTCGGTCAGGTCGTGCTCGAGGTCGGCCCAGCACGCGCCGCAGAGGTTGCCGGCGGTGTGTACGGGCCGCTGGTCGACGACGCACAGCGGGTGTTTGGTCATGTCGTTCTCCGTGCGCGTCGGGCGAGCATGCGGGCCTTGCGCTGCTCGTCGGTGGGTTCGGTCCAGGTGTGCCAGCCGGCGGCCTTGGTCCAGCGCTGGAGGTGCTCGCGTTGGCCGATGCCGCACCAGCGGCAGGCGTTCGGCTCGGCGGGGAGGACGGTCACAACACGCTGCCGGCGCCGTAGGTGCGGGGGCTCTGCTCGGCGTCGCGCTTGAACGGCGGGACGTTCCAGCACGGCCGGTGGAAGGCGTGGAAGCCGACCGGGTCGCCGCACGCCCAGCACGGGCGCGGGGCCAGCGACGCGATCCGCGCGGTGGCCCGTCTCAGCGCGGCGTCGAACCGCGTGGTGTCGATCTCCACTTCGACGGTGAGCACCTCAGGCTCGAGGTCGAGCTGTCCGATGTAGAACCGGGCGAGCGGGCTGTCCGGCACGGGCTCGGCCACCGGCACGTTGTCGCGCTCGATGTGGGCGTTGAGGATGCCGGCGAGCCACCGGCCCAAGGTGCTCATTCGGTCACCGCCGAGCGGTCCGGCCACTGCGCGCCGTTGAGCGCGGCCGGGTGGTGCGCGCGGCTCGGCGTTTTCGGCCAGTCGAGCCACTGCGCGCCCATGGTGGCGAGGCCGAGCGCGTCCCATTCGTTGTCGTTGGCCGCGGTGGTGTCGGGCCACAGCCGGGCGAGCTGCACGG